TCCTGTATCTTCTTTATTTAAAATAGATTATATAAGTAGTTTCAATTTTTTCATAAAAACAAAGATTGGCCACCCCGTAATCGTCCACCAATCCAGAAGAATCAACGCTATTAGAAGCAATTTTCCCAAGGTCGTTCCTCTTAAAAGCCTTAGTAATAGCACTTACCGAGATTAGCGAATCGGTATAGGTAGAGCGTAACCCTACATTAGTCAGGTAAGGGTAGGAGAGAGGTGTCCTACCAGGGAGGTATCGCAAGGAAGATAGCTTGTGAGTCTTGAACTCCTCCCCCTTGAAGTTTGTTTCCACAATCGTAACATTTACCTCAGTAGCTTTCATCACCTCCACAGGGAGCGCCGTGTTTTCGTTATTGATATATAGCCTTTTCAGATCAGGCAAGTTTTCGAAGAAATCCTGAATTTCTTCCCCAAGGTCAATCTTGGCCATGTTGTTAAAGAACACATACTCATACTCCTGAGTGGTGGTCACCCTTCGGCCATATCCTGAGAAATTCATCACTAACTTAGCCCGAGCAAATTCCGAATTTTCATTCGTCTGTGCTATTGTAAGGATATCCTTGTCCAGACAGAAGTATATATCCTTCTGATCGAAATCAAGATTAGTCTTGATGGTGAGGTCTACCGTAACAATTTGTGTGGAGTCCCTATTGCTCTTGACCGTAATATATTCCTCCTGAAGCCCCAGAGGGAAAGTCTCAGCACTCTTGGAGCGGAACTTAACCAAAACAAAGGGTTCTCCATTGTGCTTCACTTCCACGATCTCCAACCCAGCCGAAGGGGTGATCGTATAGGTAAGCCTATTGGCATTGTTGATACGAAAAGAGCCCTCATACCTTTCCCTTTTCTCGCGATATAAAGTCGCTTCATAGTGTTTTTTGTCGAATGAAAAAGAAGTAAGGTCATTAATAACATTCAGCCTTATGGAGAATGCCCTCTGAAAAAGCCAGTTATCCTCCTTGACGATCACCTGATCATGGCTAAAGTCGAAGCCCTGAACTACCCCTGTACGCTTGTAGTTCTCCGATAGAGAGAACTTAGCCCATGCCCACAGATCATCGTTATCTACTTCTACCTTGAAGAGACCATCATTTTCAAAAGTATATAGCCTTTGCCAATGAGAGGCACCCTCGCTATCATGCACTACCCCTCCGAACTTTTGGTGTAGAACCAAAAAACTATTGATATTACGTATAAAGTGAGCTACCTGTAATAGTTCACCAGTCTCCGCCATCGGTTCGACAAAGAGTTCCCGAGTGGCATTGTTCAGGGTCATATTTACCACCGGTTGTGTATAGGTATCCTTAGAACCTCCCCCGCTTCCGCTTCCGCTTCCTCCTCCGATACCTTCTCGCTTTAAGGTAATGGGCACCTCCCTTTTCTCCAACTCTATGTTGTTTCCATTATTAACAGCATAAGCTGTAAAGGTAAGGGTGAGCTTTGTCTCTCCCTGTGGGAGCTGGGAGAAGTTCTTATACCGCAGCAAATATTCTAATCCACGCCCACGGATCCGCCTTGTCCCTGCATAAAGAATACGATCGAAGTAAGAGGGTTTTATATTTCTTAGGTCCTGATTTCCGGCATATATCTCCACAAATTCATTGGGGGTAATAGAGATGCTAAAGATATATTTATCTTTTTCCCACTCTTCCGCATATCTTTTCCACTCTTGGTATATTTCATCATCACTTAGGGGCTCATAGACAGGTACATCTTTAAATTCCCAATGATCTAAAACTCCATTTCCTTTTACCCATTTTTTTTGTGTCTTATTGGTTTTCTTGCTGGGTTGGTATTTTTCCTCTGCTTTTCTTTTCTTTAGGTATTCTTCCCAAGGGACAAATAACTCTGTTTTGCCTGAGTATCCCTTGAACTCAGGAAGGAGGAAGAGTTCAGGAAATATAACAGACATTCGGTCATTATTAGGGATAGGCTCTCCTGATTTCCAAGTCTTGTAGATAGGGTTCTGAGAGAAGTCCCACTCCATGATCTCTTCTTCTTTTTCGAAATTAGCAACTGTGGGTTTTTCTTCATTAAAGGGGTACCATATATGATAACTTCTTGCGATATATTTACGTGCCATATTATTGTTTTTCTAATTGTTGTTTGATAAAGATAAGGAGTTCTTCTCCGCGCTGCTTAGGGAGTTCCTCAGCCAAGTAGGCGACAGCCTCGCTGGCTTCTATTGCCTGATCAATAAAAGGTTTTTCCTTCATTCCTTTAGAATATAAGTGAGCCCTGAAAAAGTAGGTCGTTTGCTTGGGCTTCTCACGGGTGCGGGTGCCTCCAGCCCTTACGCGGGAGGCTTCTATCCCGTAATGTTGGATAAATCCATGCCGTGGCATCTTGATAGCAATTCCCTTGAGGTACGCCTGCTTAGTGCCATCAGCCCGCTTGGAATAGCGCATGCGCGCTACTGCGGTAGCAGCCTGTAGGGACGCTTTCCCTCCTGAGAGATGACCACCAAAGCGGGTAGAGACTTCCCCTTGTAAACTGCCCCTGAGCAAGATAGCAGCTTTTTTCCCTATTTCTTTTTCCCTTTCCATTATACATTGATTAGAGTGATTTCTACTTGGTAGCATTCGCGGCTAAGGGTGTTCTTGGTGATGGACTTGATAAAAAAACGCTGGCCATACACATACAGCGTATCCCTTAGAGCAAACTCCCGTATCTGATTCTTATTGGCTATAAAGCTCCATGAGAGCTCATAGGAGGATAAGCGCATTTTGTACCATTCTTCCCAGTACTTGGTCACCTTTGGGGGCAGGAGTTCCTCTCTGGTCTCGCCCTCATTCTTGTTGCCATACCGCAAGCCATCGTACCAGATAAGCCCTAATACATTAGCCCCGTTCTTTCGTGGAATACAGGAATGCTCTCCCCTGTAAAGAACTTTCGGAAGACAATACCCCTCAATATTTACCTGAGTGCTCCCTTGTTGTTCCCCTTGTGAGAGTTGCATGCCGTTTTCATCGATCAGTACCGCAGGATAGTTGAACTTAGCCTCGTCCATATCAGGAAACTTAATAAGGTAAGATTCCTTGGTAGTGAGTGTCTTCTTAGGATCCTTGATGGCAAAGGGACGAAAGTCCTTCATCTGTAGGCGATTCTCCGTGTGGATACGATTCATAAATATCTTGTCCCCCTGAATCTCCAGATCGTAATTCTTCCAGTTCTTAATAGTCTTGACCAAGTCTCCGAAGGTAATATCAGGGACAGCCCGCTTGAGGTCTACCTCATTGTTGTTAATCACCTGTTCAATCACATTCCCCTGAGCGTCATGCTGGGCAATGATATTCAGGTATAGCTCAATGGGGCTATTCCAAGCCCCCTCGAACTCACAACGGAGCTGATGGGCGCCCCCTGTCTCGATGGCAATTACCTGAGTAAAGCTCAAGGTACTTTGGCGCTCACTGATAGCCCCCTCGCGAATTACCACACCATCCAGCTTCACCCGATAGATAAATGGCTCTCCATGGGTTAGTATATGAGCATTGTTACAGACCAAGCGCCACTTTCCGACCTTGTCCAAGGTAGTCTCGGATTGGTACTTTCCAAATACTACTCCGCTTACTTCGCGCTGCTGGGTGAGGCTATCCCTTTGCGGGGTCATATTGACCTCTTGCTGCTCTGAAGTCTTGTAATATTCCTTGCTCGAGTATATCACCTGCTGGAGGAAGTCCTCATCGGTGAGAATATCTCCGGCAAGTGTATATCCCGCATCGGCAAAACCTTTCTTAAGTACATAGAGTAGGTAAGGCATAGGGTGAATGATATTGCGGACTACCCTGTTGCCAGAATCCTCGCTATTATTGATAAAAGCCCCATTACGAGTGTGGTTCAAGAATCCTTCGAATGCTTCCCAGCTGCTCTGGCTGTTATCCTTGTTATAAACTACACGAGGAAAATTATAATCTACCTCGGGGTATCTCTTCCTACAGACTACATTGGCATGCTCATAGATATTGTCTACAGCTACCTTGGCCAGCGGTAAGTCACATAGCTTCTTTTCAAAGTTCGGCAGCTGCTCGAAGCCTGATTCTATCTGCGCCTGTACCAGTTCTCCTTCTACGGATAGAATTTCCAAAGTTCCCTTTCTGGCTCTTCCATCCATCACATGGTAGCCCTCATGCTTCTTCTTTAGCCGCAGGGCATTGATAGCCGTATAATTACCCATCTTGACCCTCAGATCTGCATTCATATAGAACTCAAAAGGGAGGGAGAATTGAGTAAAGAAAGTATCCTTGAACCGCGGATTTTCTTCCTGATAGGAGATAGATATTCGGCTCAAGTCCAGTTCGAATGTATCTGTTACAAAGAGATCTCTCATGTGTGCTTACTTCTGAGAATAGATTCGTTCAATATTTCTAAAAAATCGTACAAACGCGTCGCGCTGCACTCATGCCAATTGCCCAATGGTTGGGTGCTGTCCATCGCCATGGCCGCTATTACCTTGGAGAAGGGGGTATAATCCCCCTGCCGCCTGAATATAGGAGTATCCTCCCTATAAGAGGATTTAGGAAATACAGCAGGATAGCGCTCTATGATGTACTCCCTGGTACATCGATAGGCAAAAACAATCGCAGCCCGCGTGCCAGGGGAAATGCTATCGGTTACCTCCGCAATCTTAGGGAGTAGCAAGGGGTCAAACTCACTTGCGCCCCAGCAGTAGAGACTTGCCACCAGCTGGCGTGCATACAATTCCTCGCGCTTCTTGATGTATTTGTAAAAAAGCATGTCCGCTACGGAAAATTGTCGAATGGTACAATTACTCAATCGAGGTAGGGGAGTGGTGAACCCATCCCAGATCTCAGGAAAGGAGAACAAGTCCCTATCGGTGAGCAGGAACTTTCCCAAGGGGAGGAGCTGCTCGATAGAGATTTCCGAGAGCAGCCGCTGTACTCGCTTTTTGTTTTTCCTTGAAGGATTCCCCATCAGCAGGATCAGCACCATTTCCCGATATAGCTCCTGAAAGTCACGCCGATCGTCCTCCATACGTAGGCAGATTTCTTCTCGTTGCCAAGGGCTGAGCTCTGAGTAACTCCCTGCACAGTGAAACTCTATCCTATCCATCTTCTTACTATTCTATAGCCCAACCATAAGACCACCACCAACAATAAGCCCTCTGCCCACCATGCAAGTCCCCATCTTAGGCGAAGTGTTTCTCGCTCCATAGTATGAGAAGTAAGTACCTCCTTTCTCTTTTGAGAGAAATGCCCTTCACTTCTTCGCTGTTCCCTACGGACTACCTGCCTTGCTTGCTGCGCTTGCTCCTGCTTTACCCTTAGGATAGCTTTTCCCCCCTTGACCTTGAGCACCTCGATATGAGAGACCTCCCCATCGAGCCTCTTTACTATGCGTCTTTCTCGCTGCACCTCTATACTGTCCTTATCATTTTCAAGAGAGAGCTCGTAAGATTGCGAATGTTGGAGGTCAAAAGTAGCGACTTGCTGATGAGTCTCTACCTGAGAGAGGCTGTCTTTTTCTTCCCTTCTTTCGAGGTGCTGCTCTTCTCTGTGCTCGGTTCGGCTTGATTTCTTGCTTCTGCAACCAGTCAGTAACAAAAGGGCTAATAGTAAATACAATTTCTTTCTCATTGGTAATTTTCATTGGTCATTCTTTTCAATCGTTCTTATCACCCCCTTGAGCCTTTCGGCATACGTAGGCTCGGTGGCATAGCCTGCCTTTGCGACTTCCTCGGCAAACTTGTATGGGTCACTCCTTACCAGTAGAGCCTTGGCATATCGCTTGTTGTTCATGAATAGGTTGGCGTGATCAGTGAAACTCTCCTCTGGGCTGTCGTACTTGCGGAACCAGTCCTTAACAATGTACTTAAACTTGCCATCAGGGCGCTTTTCTATGCTAATAATAACAGGGAACTTAGCCTTGTCAGTGGATAGAATCTCTGTAGTTTGTACCAGTTGACGTTTCTCAGTCGGCGTGCCTGCTTTGGCTTTCACACCAAACATATTATTATCAGGGATACTCTTAGCCCAACCAGTCTCCAAGGCTGATTGAGCCAATATAAAGAGGTGAGAAATCCCCGTCTTACGCTCTGTTTCGAGAGCAAAAGGCTTGTATTTTTTTACGAATTCTTTTGGTGTCATAGGTTTAAATTGTTAAAGTTGCACTTCTAAAATTTTTTACTAACATACTATTCATATCGACAATGATTGAAAAACAGATATAATTATCTCTTCTGAATTTTTCTTCTATTATAACATGTCTGTAATTAGTTTCATTATTTATATGTGCTTTTATTTTTCCTGATATAGCATTATAATTATCTATCTTTGTTGCTAATACCCATTCTATTTTAGCTATTTTTATTTTAAATTGATCTCTCCTGTAAGTCATAACAGGGTATATTTTTTCAATTAGTTTTTGTACACTCTCAGCATATTCAATTCGAACAGGTGCAAATTCTCTGTATGTATCTATAGAATTCCCGTCTTCTTTAAGGATGTAAACATGAAACTGAAAAATATGAATATCTTTGTAAGAAACATCTGTGTATTTTGCAAATAAGGGTATATTTATGTTTTTAAGTATCTCCCCTCCCCAATCAAAATATTGTATCGCATTCATCTGTTAATGTATTTAATTATAGGATAAGGCACGAAGCTCGCCACGATATCCCACCAATCAATGAATGTCTTCTTGATATACTTGTCGTAGAGCTCCTTACATAGCCCAATACTACCTAATATGATAACGGCTATAAGTAAGGATTTTCCTACAGAAAAGAATATCAAAGAACTTAGGAAGATGGCAATAAATATCATATTCCCATACTTACTATGCAGGAGCTTGTCGCTACCCTTGAGTTTGTTAATTACTTTCATCATATATTTCTTATATCAATGTAACACTTATTATCATAGATACTTACCACAGCTGTACTTCCATCACCTCCGTTGAAGGCATTATCCCCAGTGTAGATGATTTGCTTACCTGTACAAGTGAAGGTTACTTGTCCACCAGCGAATACCTTGCGAAAGGCTACTGAATATCCTGATGGAATTAGCTGTAAGTCACAGTTATTAGTATTCGCTGTTACATACACTATATTATCATCGGGGAGTACTTGTCTTTCCCCGCTTATCTCTGTAGCTATTCTAATATCTTCAGGCGCGGGAGACCAGTCAGTAGCTTTATCACCTATTTCAAATTTTATTTTCTCTACAGTTGCTGTAGGGACAGGTGATACTCCCGATACTTCGTGAAATGCACATAGCTCAGTCCATGCATAGTTAGGAGTTACAGCAGCTTGATTGTAACCATTGACTAAATCAGGAACTATGTATTGTCTTGGTTGCCCATGTATGTCTGAAAAATACATTGTTAATCTCTTACCATTTTCAACATTTGCATAACAAGAAAATGTATATGTTTTACCTACAACAGCAGGTTCAGATAATTTCCAATATGCGCCTACATACCCGACTAATTTTTTTTTGTTTTTAGAATTTAAAGCATAGTTTCTCCCTCCAATTTTTATGTTTTTTACTACCTCAGTTATTTTCTCCTTAGTGACTATCTCTGGCTTTCCATCAATATCGTCCCAGTTGTGTCTGTGAGAGGCAGGGGCAAAATTCAAATCGGGCTTATCCGCCAAATCATTATAAGAAAAAGCATTTTCGAAAATAACATTATTTCCGGCCATGAGCTTAATCTTTCCATTCTGCACTACAATCCCATCAGGAATATTGCTGACAAAGTGGCTCACGGGGATACTGGTGAGGAGGTTATTGCGCTTATCCCTTAACTCTAAGGTCTTCTCAGGCTTGTTGTATACCAACTTCGTCCCCTCGTCGTCCAAGAACATTAGGGAGATACGCCTTACTACATTACTCCCTTTCTTGAATCGTAACTCTGTGGTATTCTCGTCCAGTTCTATATCGTAATCTTCGAGGGTGTCCAGCTTCTGCTTGTAGGCATTGGTAAAGTCATTCGTGGATAGCCCTTTCCCTGCTTCCTTATCTACCTTGCCGTCAATGAGTGATTTCAGATCCGCCGCTGTACCTACATAGTTGCCGCTTTGGAGCGCTCCCAAGAGTAGTTCTCGCTCGCGCTGGGTCATGATCACCGGTCTGTTGGTATTGAAGGTTAAGCGCTGTAGTGCCTGCTGGGCTGCATCGGCATTGTCATATACAACTCCATTGATCTCTACTTCACTGACCAAGGCGTCCAAGATAGAGAAGTTCATATCCTCTGCGCTGTGTAGGATCAGGCGCTCTCCGTCCACACGTGCTACGAAGTTTTTAAGTGCTAAAATCCCGTTGTACTCAAAGAGGTATTCCTGCAATTCGCCTGTGTCAGGCCTTACTTTATACTTAGGTGTTGGCATGGTTATTCGTTTTTTATGGGTGTTTTATCATTTTCATTGAGATATTCCTTGATGGAAGAAGCTATTTCCTCTACATCCCCGCGGTTAAGGATGATCTTTCCCATCACTTGTCCAGCTTTGTCAAATTGTTCTTTATCATCAGCCTTTTCATAGATACTCTTTATCTCTATCAGGCAGAGTAAAAAGGCACCCCCAAGGGTCATAAAGGGAAAGAACCACAGCTGATTCCCGTAATATTGCTCAAAGTACCACACAGCACTCATCTGCATGCTGTCTACTACTGAAAGAGCAATCAATACATTGTAGTACTGAGCTGTTTTCTTCACAGTACGTCTATATTTGTAAGATTTACGTTCCTCGCCCAAGCTCTTAGCTTTCCGAATGCCACTCCATAGGTCGGCCATAATCATCACAAATACTAATATGTATATTCCAAAAAGAATACACAAGGTTACAAAGATTTTTTCCATTGAATCAATACCTTTTAATTTTCTACTAAGGCAAAAATAAAAAGCCCCTTCCATATAGGAAAGGACTTTTTTAAACCCTTAGTAATCACTATCTCTTGTTTCGCTCTCGCAGTGCTTCGTACTCCTTGATCGCTCTTCGGAGTTCCTTTCCTGCCTTAGCGTCGGCTACGATATAGGCTTCTATACCTTCCCCTTGGATCTTCTCCATGGTAGTGCTGAGCCTTGAGAGCACCTCGGTAAGTCCTGTAGGCACTCCTACGGCAGGGACGCTGTTCTCACTTGTAGGGGCTTCCTGCTTGGTATTCTTCACCTCGCCTCCTGCTTCATAGCCCTGGGGCGACTGCCCCAAACGCTTGGCTTCGAGCCATTCCACCACTTGCGCCACTTCGGGATCTTTCTTGAGCCACTGGGGTACCACATACTCCTCCCCGTGTACTATTCCGGCTACCTCCTGCCCGCTTTCGTCCTTAAATCCTAAGCCCTTGGTATATCCTCCCTTGGCATAGCTGGGAGGCTGCTGCGCCGCTACAATCCCCAATTGTACAGCCCCTAAAGCTCCTACAATTGCAGCAAATACGCTCCCTGCTATAGGTCCCGTATCCGAATAAGCGCGCATGATCCCTGTTGCTGTATTGGCAATAATAGTCATCATATTCATTGCCTTTTGGGCTTTGAACTGCTTTACACTAAGTTCTTTCTTCTTGGCATCGGCTTCTTCGTCCAAGCGCTGTAGCTCCCTTTGGTATTGTACCTGTGAGATATACCCTTGGTTGAGCTGGTTGAGTAGAGCTTTTTTCTTCTGTTCCTGATTCTTGGTAAAGGCAGCCATTTCCTTTTGGTTGAGCCCCTGTTGGAGTTGGGAGAACATGTTAAATGCATTATTCATCGCTCCTACAGCCATATCCACAGCCTTAAAGCGGTTGCTCATCACATCAAGGTTGGAAAAGGTATCCTCCCAGTCCTTGGCCGAGAATCCCAATACATCCACCTTCTCCAGCTCCTTGTCTGCGGCATTCTTCTCTTTAGTATCCTTGTTGTTCTTGATGTTGTCCAGCTTCTCTTTGATTTGGACTATCTTGTCCTCTATCTGGGTGATGTCCTCGACCAGTTTCTCCTTGGCTTCCCCTGTAAGGGTGGATAGGTAGCTCATAAGGATCTGTTTCTGCTCCTCAAAGTTTTTCAGGCTCAGTGCCAATAGCTCTTTCTCGGCTTGTGCTCTTAGGGCTTTTTTAGCGTCCTCGAGTGTCTTAATCTGTGAGAGTTCCCCCGCTGATAGGTTTTCTCTTAGTTGCTTTTTGGCTTCCTCCAAGCTCTGTATCTCTATGATTTCCTCGGATTTCTGGCGGCGAAGGGCTTCTATTTCTCGGTTTCGTTCCTTGACCCTGCGCTCAGCTTCCTTGGCGTGGTATTTCTCCCTGACTTGTGCGAGTTCCTGCTCCTTCTGCTGTTCGTAAGCGACCTCTATTTGTTTGTTGAGCTCCATCAGCTTACGCTTTTCGGCTATGGCTTTCTCCCGATTGGGATCGTTGCTCTTTTCCGCCGCAAGGGTGCTGATTTCCTGTTCCAGAGTGGCGTTTTCTTGTTGTAGCTTGAACTTCTTCTCATTGTATTTCTGCTCCGTGGTGGCCAACTGCTTATCGAGGCTTTCCTCCAGCCCTTGGGCTATCTCCTTCTGTAGCTCCTGCTCTGTTTGTAAGCGGGCACGCTTGGCCGCCTCATACTCTTGGGTATAGTCTTTTGTCTTGGCTGCCTTGCCCTTGCCCTCTTTGTCTCCGCTGCTTCCTACTATGGGCGTATCGGGGGTATCTGTGCTCGCTGTGGAGCCCTCTACTTTCTTAGCTTGCTCCTTCATCAATTGGTCTGTGGCAGTCTTGAGTTCTTGCTCGGCATTTTTGATACGTTTGCTGCGATTTTCCAAGGAACTAACGATATTGTTCTGGGCAGCCATAGTCATATTCCCCATACTTTTGACGCTATTCCATGCCTTCTGATACCACGAGATATTCTCCTCAAGGCTCGAATATTCCGCCTTGGCCAGCGCTTCGGCTTTCTGATCCACAATCGCTTTGAGGTACTTCTCTCTGGCCGCAGCCCTTAGGCTCTCCACATACCTATCCAAAGCCTTTTTAGCCTCCTCTGTTTGCGCTGTCTCTACTGTAAGGTTGCCGTTGTATTCAGGAACCAATCGGTTTAGCTCCGCCACAGCCCTACGGCGCTCCTCGTATGGCTTCTGTATGTCCTTGGCTACAGCCAATAACTGCTGTAAGTGATTCACCTCCACCGCAGTCTGTACATTAGCTTCCTTGATGGCATCATTGTGTAACTTCTGTCCTGTAAGCGCCTGCTTCTGCTCTCTATTGAATAACACCATAGCCGTCACCACTGCCCCTATCGCTGCCACAAGCAATCCCCAAGGATTAGCTTTTGTAATAGCATTAAATTTCTGCATGGCAATAGTAGCACTCTGTATATTTCCTGTTACTCTTGCCTTTGCCGCAGCATACAGCAGCGCCGCAGCTCTGCCCGTCTGCATAAGCGCCGTCTTAACCTTCAGGGCTGCATTATAGAGTAGTGACTGCTGCCATGCTTCTTTGGTTGCCATTGTGGCCAAGCTCACCGCTGTCTTATAGCTCACCACGGCAGCAATACAGACCCCTAAGGTCTTCAGCAAAAAGGCAATGCGCTCCCTGAATACCTTCACTCCATCGCCCGCCTTGCTCGTAACCCCAGTAAGCCAGCCCAGTGCTTGGATAATATAGGAGAAAAAACCTTGTATCCAAGTGCTGGTAAAGGTTTCCTTCCATACCTTCTTGATCTTCTCCCAGATGGCTGCGGTGTTGTTATTGACCTTGTTGAACTCCTCTTGTATGGAGGTACCTTCCTCCATCGCCTCCCCTGCCAAGCTCATCATCTCCCGAAAGCGATCTGCATTGGCGCCTGCTGCCCCTATAGCTTTCTGTACTTCCAGCGTGTTCAGCTTTAAGCCCTTGAGTACCTCCGCTGTGCCTTCTTTCCCTAAGTCTTTCATGCTTTGGGCAAATCGCAAGAAGAACTCCTCGGGCTTGGTCTCAAAGAGCGCCCTGGCTTCCTCTGCCGACATCCGCATTTGCTTGGCAAACGCTTCCACATTGGTACCCGCTACGCTCATAAAGCGCGAATATCCACTGGAGGCGATCTCCGCGTCGATTCCTGATTCTTCGAATGCCGCCCCTAAGCCCAAGGTTTGCGCGATTGTTGGCTTGAGTGCGTTGGGTAATTGTCCTATACGGGTAGCAAAATCCGAGATATTCTCCTCGCTCGCCGTACCATTGGCGCCCAGCTCGTTCAGCGCCGAGCCTATGGCGTTCAGCGCTTCCCCGTAGTTCTGATTTTTTGTTTCTTCGAATAGGTTCTTGAGCTTGCCTACCTTGGTGGTTACCGCTTCCAATCCTCCTTGGAAGGAATCCCCCAGGGCAACGTAGATCTTATCTATTTCCTCGGTAAATTCCCTGAGCTGCTCCTTGTCTGTAATCCCCAAGCGTCCTCCGATCTGGGCTATATCCAGCAGCTCCTTTTTTCCTGTACGGGTGTCCAGCTCGTCAAAGTCATTCCACAGTTCGCGTACCTTCTCAGCGGCAAGCCCTGAGGTTTTTTCGACCCCCGTCATCGCATCGGAGATTTCCAACAGCTCCCCCACCGAATCCTTAGCCGTGCCTGCAAGCGTTCCCAGAAAACTTGTAAGCAGGTTCCCTGTAACTATCTGCTTTATTCCCAACCAAAAGCCCTCACTCTTGCGCCCCGCTGCCTCAAGGGCGGAGCCTGCTCGCTCGGCACTCCCTGTCACCTGATCAAGCGCCGCTGTAGCCTGTTGTATCTCTCCTTTTACACGCTCCAAATGTGCCTTTGCCTCCTTTAGCTCTGCTGCTTTATTGTTAAAGTCTTCCGTGCCAGGAGTAAGATTCTTTAGATCTTTTTCCAGATCCTTTACCACTTTGGAAATCCCCGTGAAACTGTCCGATACTTCCTTTCCATTGATCGTGATGACCAAATCCGTCGTTACTCTCTTTGCCATTTTTTATAGGTGTTAGTTATTAGTGGTCAGCTGTCAGCCTCTGTCCACTGACTACTGACCACTGCAAAAATAAAGAGCCCTTTCCATTCAGGAAAGGACTCTTTCACTTGTCACTGGTCACTATAAAAGTTTTCGCCATAAGTACCTCGCGATAAGGAAGCATACGACAAAGTATGTAAATACAATAATCATACCCAGCGCTGCATCGGTATACTGACTAAATAGGTATAGCCCAAAGGCAAACATTCCTGCAAAAATAAGCCAAAATGCCCCTTTCCTTATTCGCTCCCGTTCCTGATCTCGCTGCTTGAGAGCGGCAAAGCCTGCCTCGTCCTGTATGGCTCGTATACGATCGCCCGAACGCTTTCCGATCACATCCGTATAGGAGGAATACGCCACTGTGGCCACAAGGATCAGCGAGGCACCCCACCAAGGCACTACCCCCGCTATCCATAGCACCAAGCCTGCCACAAGGCCTATGATCACTCCAAGCCCGCCGACAACCATCCAATACTCCTTTTCCTCGGCTATTAATTGCTTTTTACGCAATTCTATGTCTGTTACTTTTGTTTCCATTGCTTTTAATTTTTGTTATTCACTTGTTACTTTTCACTCTTCTTATACAGCTTCCACAAGAAGGCTTCTCCTTGTTCCTGCTCCACCAGTTCTATGGCAAAACCTATTTCTTTCATCAGCTCGTAGATATCGTGTTCGCTTACTGGGGTAGTGGGGATCACCCCCACTACCATAGCCAGCAGCTCAAGGGTACTCTTATAAGTACATACCCAGCTATCGGTGGTCGCTATAGGGCTGTAATACCTCCCTATCAGCTCCCGAATCTCTTCTGTGTAATCTTCCATACGCTTTCTTATTAACAGCCTAAATTGTTGTATTCCTCGTAGAATAAATCTATTTCCTCCTTGTGCCGCTGCACGATAAAGGTCAGCGAGAGCATGTGCAGAAACATATCTTTGATAAATGCTTCCTCTTCCTTGTCAAAAAAAGATGAGTCCTCCAATAGCTTAGGGAACTGCAAGAGTTTTTCCTGAAAATCATCCTCGTGGTCTAACCTGCCTTCTATCTCGGCGATCCAATAAGCGAGCTTTCTCCCGAGTACTTCATTCAGCGGGCGTGGTAGTGTGTTTCCTTTCATAGCACACCTCCTTCCTTTACTTTAGCATAAGTGATAGCCCCATAGAGCGAGAGTACAGCTGTGGCAAAGGTTTTTCCCTTGCCCTCCTGATGGAGCGCACAGATACGCCATTCATCGGTAATTTTTCCGGTATAGCTGTTCTTCTTGGAACCTACCTTGATCACACATTCTCCGCGAGCTTCCTGAAGAATTTCTTGAAAATACTCCTTGGCTACCTCCTCGTAGAGGTCTTCCAATAATCCCTTGGAGCGGGGTGTCTGTGGTTTTTGGGGATACAACGCCTCCGCAGTCGGAAGCATTGTCTCTGTGTTTTCTACTTGTTTCGACATAGTATATAAAATAAAAAAATCCGTGAGTGGGCGTTGTCGAAACAAGAGCTTACGCTTTTGATGTATAGCATTACGGCTATACGACACCTTCACGGATATAGGTTTATAATAATATTTTGCAACTTTAAACAAGTGTTGCTCTTGTTTCGACGTTGCAAAGGTACTACTTTTTTTGAAACTACCAAATGTTTTCCCAAGATTTTTTTCACTCCCCCTAATCCCTAATCATTAACCATTAATCATTAAACAAGCCTTTGACAAAGCAACGCCACAAGAACCTCGCTATAAGGAAGCATACCCCATAGTACGTCAAAAAAAGGATGATTATTTCGTTTTGTAAGTCATTATATCTTCGTAGGTACTTGAGTAATTCACGCCTGTATTGACTACTATTCGCTCAGTGCCTTGGAAAGGACTGGGGAAGCTGTACTCCTTACAAAGGAAGTCAAAAAGGTCTAATAACTGGCTTTTATTGGAACTGAAATACACATACATAGGCATTGTATTCAAACACTTGACTATTTGCAAATAGTCCTTTAGTTTCCAATTATTTCCCCCTGTATAGGACGAGATATCGGTGGAGAGATAGGGCGGGTCAAGGATAAATACGATATCCTCTGTATTAGCGAACTCATGGATAAGTTCCTTATAATCGGTACTCCTACGCTCAACACCGTGTAAATAGCCCTCACTGTTATAAGGGATTTTGATGACAGAATTGTAAAAATTCTCCTTTTCCAAGCCTCGTAAGGAGGTAGCATATTTTCCACTGAAGAGCAAATTTGCAGATAGGGAGATAAAATCTACTCTATCAGTAGAATATTGCTGGATAACCTCCAATATAGCAGGCTTTAGGTCATCTATTCGTTCCCTTTTGGCTTTTCCCTCTACTATGGGGCGTAATTGAGCTAATATCTCATTGGTGATAGGAATACACTCTAATCGGTTTGCAAAGTTGTCATAATCGTTCCATATGACACGAGCCAAGGGTTTTTCTTGCTTGATAGTATGGGATAGTAATCCAGAGCCTCCGAACAAATCCACATAAGTAGCCTTGTCAGGGAAAGCCTTTAAAGCCTCTTTGATGTGTTTGATAAACTTCCTCTTCTGTCCTTGAAAAGGAAGGGGTGATTGAGAATAATTTTTCATTTTTATTGTGTGGTAACTTTTAAAAAAGCGGAGGACATTTTTTACTGCCTATCCTCCTTTTACAGGCGATGCGCCCTTTTTGTATATCCGAAGCCCCTACGATCAGCGGGTAGCCTTCCCCTTTCTCATTGGTCTTGGCTTTATCCACATCCTTTCCTATGAGCACCTCCGCACACAAGGCAAGCTCCGTACTAGTGTTTTCGATTTCCATATTTGGCAATTTGGTGTTAATAATGAACAAAGGTACTGCACCCTCCCTCGCTGCCAAAGGACACCTTTGGGAAAAATTAGTCGCTAAACCCTATCACCTAATCCCTAATCATTAACCCCTCTATCTCCTTCACTTGTAGTTTCATTTGTTCCACTTCCTCCCGCTTTCTGGCGATCTTCTCATTGAGCACCCATAAGCTCCTCACGGTCATGCCCTCTTCACTCTTTGCTTGTTCCTCCCACTTGGCCAAGCTCTTTTCTCGTGATACGATATTACTGCGCAATGTATTGCGGCGTTGCACCAGCTCCATAGGGGTAAGGCGGCTGTAATCCTCTTGGACTGGCTCAAGGATCTTCTTATGATCACGCCAATATTGCAGCATCACATCACAATTGTCCATCGTCTCGAAGAGCTGCCAGAGCTGCCGCTGTATCTCGCAGGCTTTGACTTCGTCCTCCATAGGCACTTGGTTCAGGGAGAGCTTCAGCGAACAGGCACGGAGCCACGCCTCTTGCTTAGCCCTATACACCCCATGCAGTGCCACAGGATAATCAGCAATCCAATCCGCCTTTTTTGTTGGCTCCTCGCTTTTTTGTGGAGGCTCCCCACTTGTGGGGGTGACTTGTGACTCAGGCGCACAAGTGGGCTGAGCGGATCGCTCTTTGATAAGTCGCCTTACCTTTGCCTCTGCTTCTAAGGAATAGTAGCGAGGAACGCCTCGAAGATCTCCTCCAAGGCGTTCCAAATCATTAACCAATTCCCTATATTGAGCTTTATAATCCATAATGTCAGTTATCAGTGGTCAGTTATCAGTCATTAATCATTGAACATTAATCATTAATCATTAGCCACTCCTCTTTTCATCTCCAGCGCCCGCTCCAAGTACGGCACATCCTTAGGGTAGTGCTCCCGCTTTTGGGCGATGAGCTTCTCAAGGGTCGCTGCGCCCAGCTCCGAGAAGAGCGCCACAGCACCCTCTTTCAGCGCCAAGTACTTAAACCCCGTGATGTATAGTACCAAGGCATTGTACGGCACCCGCGAGAGGTCTACGATCTGTAACCCTGCTTGTACCTCCTTTTCCCCAGTGTAGTATACACGCCCTCCAGGGAGCAGCACCTCGAAGCACTCTTCCAGATTAGGCTTTAGGCGCTTTACCTCCCCCTGTTCTAAGGGGGAAGTAGTCGCCATGTTCTTATTTTCTTGATCCTTTGCCATTAATCATTGAGCATTAATCGTTAATCATTAATAATTATGCCTCAGCAATGCTACCCGCATACTTGTACAACTTGGAGTTGGTGGTGATCTTCAGTGTTACCCCTGAATCGTCTTCGGCTTTCTTGCCTGTAGTAGCATCCGCCGAATCCATAAAGGCAGGGTTAATCTTTGTTCCCACTACCCACAAAGTACCTACAGCATCAGGCACAATAAAGGTCATCGGCACGTTCTTGTAACGCCCGATAAAGTCGAGCACCTTGTCCGAAAAGCGTGGAATCTTTGCCTCAAGGTCTGTCTTTGCCTTCTTGTTCCCCGCGTTGCCCACAAGGCTCATCTTTAGTTCGTTCTCGTTGATCTGTAGGTCTATCCCCTTCCATGTCTTCCCAGTGACAAGGGTTAGGTTTCCTTCCTCTATGGTGTTAGCCTTGCCCAGCTCCCCCGTATTAGGAGGGAGGACACACTTGTCGAGGAAGGCTGTAGGGGCATATAGCACACGCGTACTGATACCCCCGCTCACCTCGTCGTTTGGACAGCTGTCCAAGCTCTCAAACGGAGCATTATCAAAACAATTTGTTGCCATTTCTTTTATCTTTTAAGTTTATTCGTTTTTTACTCTTCACTCTTTACAATAAGAGCGCTTCCCCCGCCTATGAGCTGCACGAGTGCTTCCTCGTCTGCGGCCAACTCTTCCTGAGTGTAGCGCTCCCCACCGAATAGGATCTGCAAGGGCGCATCGTCTGCAAACTGGTACTGCTTTCCACGGAAAGAAAAGGCATGCCCCTCTCTCTTTTCCTCTGATACCTCAGGGGCGCCTGCACCCTCTTGGGTTGCTTCTCTCAAGGCAAGGGCTTTTTCCCTTTCGTCAAGGGCCTGCTCTCTTTGGTCAAGGGCTTTTTCTCGTGCCTCCAGTTCCGTACCGATGTCATTCAGTTCTGATTCCTTGCGATCCACAGCTGCTTCGCGGGCGCTCAGCTCCGAAGAGCGATCCTCAAGGAGCGCCTCGCGCTCCTCAAGGGTCAGTTCTCTGTTATCATTATTATCTTTTACCATATATTATCTATTTAATTATAAAAATAGGTTTGGATAGAACAGCTTGTTTTGTGAATCATTGTTCAATCCTCTGTGCTTGCTGGCATCGGCAGTCTCTACGAATAGGTACTGGTTCACCGCAAAATCGTAGCCCAAGTGCCACTGAGAGAAGAGCTTCACTACATAGTCCTGTACCTGCACATCGTCCAATAGTGCGGGATTGTCTTTGCGATCGTACAAGCGGAAGAAGTTCCCATCGTACCACGCTATGATACGCCCTTTCTTCAGTCCTGGTACGCCCACTATGGTACGGCCAAACTTCGTTTTTCCACGCTGTGGATCCTTGAAGTCTATGTACTGGTTGGCAGGGGTCTCACGAGCCTCTACATAATCGTTGAACTCTTCCAAGGAGAGGAAGATAGTGCTTACTTTCCCTTGGTCAGGCAAGCCTTTTTCAAACTTCGTTACCCTATCCACTATGGTAGCGGAGGAATCCACGGGGATCAAGAAAACGGGGTTTTCTGTATCCGCCACGGCTCTGGTAACTACCTCATTGATCCCATCCATGGTCTTGGTGTAGTCAGGAGTAGTGCTCCCTACCTGAGTAGAATCGTACTTCCCTACAACTGAAACCACATTCAAGTCGGAGATGATCTTATCCTGCGCCATACGCATGATGTACTTGCTGATAGGCATCTCATTGGGTTTCTTCTCCTCTTCGTACAGCTCCTCCACCCAGCTATCATACACCTCGTATGGGTTGATCTGAAAGTTCATTTTCTGTTGGAAGTTCTTAAGCAATTTCTTGCCAAAAGAAACCTTACCATACGGAGTCCAAGTGTCCGAAAAGGCTTGCACCACGTTCGTCATTAGTACATAAGGGATATGATACTCCCCTTTGACCTTTGGCAAAGTCTTAGCAAATTGGTTCAGTAGGATTTTATCCGAAAGAATCGCCGCTTGTAGCTCAAAAGGATTTTTCTTTCCATAACGAACCAACTCATTTTTGATTTGTTCAATGTCAATATTTCTTGCCATATTCTTACTTTTAAGTTGTTATTCTAAATCGTTCTTACAGCTGATTGTGTGCATCTTCCATTCGCACTACCTCGTCCCCGCTCTGCTGTTCGCGCCCGTCATTGCTTGGCAGGGTATGTACTGGGCGTTTCTCCCCGTACTCCTTGCAAGTCTTCCCAAGGGTAGCAATGTCAGCGATCGCGTCCCCATTACTCTTAAGGTCATTCAGTGCCATTGCCTCGCCAAGGGCTTCACTCAGCGCCTTTCCTTCTGTGGCGACTTTTTCTTTTTCAGCCTTCAGCGAGGCAATCTCCTGCTCAAGGGCGGCCACTTGCTCCGCAGTCGCAGCTTCTTTCTTCTCTGCAAGGGCTGCCTCCACCTTTGCCAGCTGCGAAGCGGTAAGGCTTACATACGCCTCACCTCCAAAGAGCGGCTTTTTTTCCTCTAAGGCACTCCCTAAGAGCGCCGATAACAATACGTATTTCATATCTCGTTTATTAAAGTTTCCAAACTCATTATTTCATCTACAAGGCCTACCTCCAGCGCGCCCTTAGGGGTATATACAGCCCCCTTGAATACACGCCCATCGTCCTTGATGGCTGATCGGTACGCCTGCACGGAGCTAATAAAGCCCTTAGCCAGCTCGCTGAGGCGCTCCTTGGCCAAGGTATCATCACCTGCCACCAAGTCCCGCCATAGCTTGTTCTTTTCGCTGCTCTCAGGGGCATACACTTCATAGATCTTGGCGCCCCACTTCTCGAACATCTGCGAGTAGTCTTGCGTATGTAGCATAGTGCCAATGCTTCCTATCGCATCGGCAAAGGGGCTACTGACTACCTTATCGCAGGCCGCCGCAATCCAATAGGCCGCACTACACATATACCCATTGGTATAGGCTACGATTGGCTTTTCTATCCCCCTGATGATGTGGGCAAGCTCCGCCGTTCCTGAGACCATACCCCCGCCGCTGTTTATATCCAAGATGATAGCCGATACGCTTGGGTGTGCGTCCAACTGCCGAAGGTAGCGCCCATAGCTCTGAGTACCTATATAGTCATAGGACGTATGCTTGACGATCGCCCCGTATATATCCACCACCACGGGGAAAGCATCCCGCCCGCTGGCACTCCCGCTACGCGCCTGCACCTCCAGCTTAGCCTCGTAATCCTCCTCCAACTTCTCAGAAGCCGCAAAAGTATTGTCCTTAAAACCCTTTACAAGCGCAGGAATGATGGAGAATAGGTATTCTTTTTCTATTGATAGGATCATTTTTTTTAAGTTGTTAGAGATTTGTGGTTAGTATTTATTTACGGCAAAGGTAATATACCCCTTACACACCCCAAAGGACAGCTTTTATAATGATTAATGCCAACAATGATTAATTCCCTCATTTCTTAATTGGTTGGTGGCAAGAACAATAATACTCGGAATTTCTCGGTTATTTTCCCCAGAGTAGGGAAGATGATCGTTTGCCCCGTTAGACTAATGGTAAATAGATCCTTCCCCGTACCGTTATCCACGATATTGTCATCTATGGTAAGACTAAAGGGTTCCCTATGGTTACCCACCACGAGCATCTCCTGAGCCGATACCAATGCCACCACATACTTGCGCTTTTTGTGCATAGAGATTAGCTTCAGCCGCACCTCCTTGCTCAGCTCATACACAGGAAAGGTAACCTTCATATCGAAGTAGTCATTATGATTTTGTTCCTTGAGGCTTATCTTACGGCTATAGCCGCTGGGGTGAGCCACTCGGAGTTTTACAAGGGCAGCATTCGGATCGGGGGTGAGCGCCCTCAGATTCTGGTTAAAGGTAAAACTCGCCGCGTCAAAGAGCAGCACATGGCGGATCTCCCGCGTGAAATCCTCCCCTATATTACATAATTCGTAACTCATTTTTTTTAGATTATAGGCAAAGATAAGCGCCCTTTCTCATTCAGGAAAGGACGCTTTAAGCAGGTAACCGCTTACAATCCATTGTAAGCCTCATAGATATCCGCTAACTCCTCTTTATTCTCTTTCACAATAAATGATAGATCCAGCATGTAATCAAAAATCTCTTCTAAAAACTCCTGATCATCTGAATCTAAGAGCTTAGCTTTTTTTATCTCTTTTGGGAATCTTGATAGCCTTTTTTGAAAATTCTTCTCTGCTGAGATCTTTTCAGCTACCTCAACGAGCCATTGAGAAAGCTCTTCCCCCAATTGCCTACTTAGTGGATGTGGATTGTTATTCATGATTTTTACCTCCTTCCTATTATTGTTTAGTTATGACATGGATAGAATCAGTAATCCTAATTCCTTAGCGACAGCATGCTCGATACGAGCTCCTCGGCTTTCCTTCCAGTCAGGGAGGAGGAATATACCCCCACACCCCATAAGGAGTTCTATATCTCTGAGCATGTGCTGTTCCCAAGGGCTATCAATGGGCAGCCCATTCTCAAGAGGAGAAACAGGAGTTTGCCCCATCGCAATCAAGTACTGACATGCCTCGTGGAACTTCTCCCGTGTCTGCTCAATATCCGTGTCTGTTATCTTTCCTGATATGTATATTTTCATCCTCTTCTTATTTGTTAAAAATTATTTCTCCTAAACTAAGTACAAAGTACCGCTTCCCTTCTTCTGCACCCCATTCACTCTGTCCTGTGCCTTGGGTGATCCCTTTCAGTTCAATAGCAAACCATGGCGCGTTCTTCCCATACCCATTGCGAAAGATGATCCTGTCATATTTCTTTCCGATAAGCCGCTTTTCCCAGTAAGGCTTGATCTCTCGGTATTCCTCCTTCTTCTCTCCTGAGAGAATAAGGTCAAACCAGTTTTTCTTGAGTGTAAGGTGTAAATTCATCTACTAAAAATTTTAATCGTTTAGCTATTAATTCTACTATATCCACAGTTACAGCGTTGCCGATTAGCTTGTAACGTTGTGTTTTTGAGATACGCCTTATTCTCCCGTTATAATCGCCATATTGTGTCCAGTTGTCGGGAAAACCTTGCAGACGTTCGCATTCGATTTCTGTAAGGCGGCGCACACCATTAAGTAAGTTATTTTCTTGAAAGGCGTTGCTCGATATGGTAGGACAAATAGTGAGGTCAGCACCTTTATTTTTACCTCTTTTAAGTTGTCTTATCACAGTCATATCTGAGTGCAATCCTCCTGAGTGCCCTCCGCCTGTGAGTGTGGCTGCAA